CCTTCAACAAGGTACTTGATGATTCTCTTAACGAGTTCTCCGAGGTCAAACATATTATAAATAATGTCAAGAAAAAAATATATATTATGCGATAAAAAACTTAAAATTAAATACTTTTAATAAATAAAATGAGTACCTCTAAAGATTCCGGTTTTGAAAGAAAACTTGACAAAAATGGTCAACCAAATCCTAAATATGTTGATTTGTTGGAGGAAGATAAGCCAATTGCGGGGCAAAAATTTGTTTGTGTAAGCTTTGTTTCTCCCGATAAAATATTAAAACAAAAGGAAATGTTTTTCTTTGAAGAATTCCTAAAGAAGTGGGAGTTAAATAAATCAATGGAAAAGTTTGTTCAATTTCTTAATTTTGTTTCTTACAAATATAAATTAAATTTTGATGATGTAACAAAAGATTTCCAGGATTTCATCAAAGAGGAAAAGGAAAACATCGCTAAATCAAGTTTTGAGGATGAATATAAGACATTTTTAGATAATAATGAAGAGGAATTGGAAAAGAGTTTTGGTATCAAACACAATTTTCAAACTTGTACTCGAGGATTAAAAGTTCGTGGAACTTATTCTTCGTTAGAAGAGGCTGAGTTAAGGTGTAAAATGTTGAGAGAGGTAGACCCAAGCCATGACGTTTATGTCGGTCCTGTTGGTTTGTGGATGCCTTGGGATCCTGAAGCATATAAAACTGGGCGTGTTGAGTATATGGAGGAAGAGTTGAATCAACTCATGAGTGAAAAGACCAAGAATGAAGCTCATGCCAAAAACTCTTTTGAACAGCGCGTTAAGGAGTCAAAGAAGAAGGCTATTGAAGAAAATATTAAACATGCCGAGAAAACTGGAAGTACTTTGACTCAAACAATTGATGAAAATGGCAATTTAATTAGCGTTGCAAATATGAACACAACTGAAAATGTTCTTAAGGACAATGATGCAATTTCTGCAGCAGATATTCGAAGCGAGTTGTTTGAAGGTGAAAATATTGTAATTGGTAAGTCAGATAATGGTCAAAGTTTACTTGTAAGTGGTCCTTTTGCAAATAAAAAGGAAGAGTAAATAATATATACTTTTAATATAAATGAATAACAATATCATTTCTATTAAAATTAATCGCGTTTTTAAAACTGAGAAAACTATTCAAAAAGGTTTAATGTTTGTTAAAAAGTTGCCGCAAAATTTAGGTGCATTATTTTGCATGCAAAATGAAAAGATTCACAAATTTTGGATGAAGAATACTTATGTGAGTTTAGATGTTATTTTTTTAGATAAAAATTTTAAAATTGTTGGTTTTGTTGAAAACACAAAACCTTTGGATTTATCTTTAGTTTATGTAAACTATCCATCAAAATATGTAATAGAAATAAAATCTGGGTTTATAAAAAAAAATGATATACATGTTGGTAATGTTGTAAAACCAATATATATTAAAAAAACTCAAAAAAACAAAATTAAAACAACACAAAATAATACAAAAAAATTTAGGCACTCAAAGAATTTTTAAAAAGAGCTTCAGTTAACTTTAACTCTTTAGTTATTTTTCCAAACAATAAACTATTTTTGTTTGCACTAATATTTTCGGAAAATGTATTATCATCACATTCAATTGCATTTAAATCAACAAGTATAGACTTGGAAAGATGAAGATCTTTTTCATCTACTACTTTATAAAAATTTAATCCTCCAATTTCATAATACAAATATAGTTTTTTTGCTACTTTTTCTAAAGGGTCTTCTCCAGCTAATTCATTTAAGTTAACATTTTTATCAATAAAAAGTTTCTTTTCTGAAAGAAATTTATTTTTTATTTTTTCTGTAATATCAATCATCGTTCCTTCGCAAATATTAACTCCATATTTAACACATGTTATTTTAAGTCCAACGTCATTATTTGATACTATTTTAATATTGTATTTTTCCAAATTCTTGTTTAGTTTTTCAAAATTAAAAAAAGATTTGATAAAGTCATTGGTAACAATCAAAATATTTGACGGAATTGTTTCTTCTTTATTTAATATATCAGATATAATATCTACCATTTTATTCATAAAAAAAATAATATTAGAATAACGCATTTCTTCTTCTTCCGAGTAATAATTTAAAAATACAAGATTGTTTATTTCATACTTAACATTTTCCTTGAAATATTTAATATTAGACTCAACAATACTTTTGTACTGATCTAATTTATATGAATTTTCATAATGGCCATATGGACAGCTGTGTATATTTAAAAATCGCGTTCTTTTTTTCATAACATGCCATTCTGCGTCAAATTTTTCATTTAAATCATTAACATTCAAACTACCTAAGTGTAATGCATTAACCCACCAAAAATTACCAGAAAAATGATGGAACTTTTCTTTTGGAGGTTCTCTATAGTTACACCCAATAATATTATAATAATTTAACAATTCAATACACGACTCTGCATTATTAACTAAGCAATACAACATAAAATCAACCCAATCAGAAACATTTTCAAGTAACTTTATATTTTCATACTTATTTTCATATGAAACACCTTTTGTGTGCAAATACAAAATTTTATAATTTGGGTTAATTTTACAAAAAGAGTTCATTAATTTTAATGTACAATTTTCAAATAAGTTAACATCAAAAGAATAATTGCTTAAAATAATTTTTTTGCTTATATTTTCATATTTTTTAACATCTATCTCCATACCAATATTATTTACATATACAAAGTCTACATGATCATAAAAATTTGTTTTATTCATAACATCTAAAATGAACTCTAACTTTGTTGTTCCGTGATAATGTAGATTCGTACTATGTATAAAACATGCAACATTTTTTTTATTGCTTTCAGAAATGTTTAATTCCATTAATTTATATTTTATGATGGATATTATTTAAATACTTTTTAAACAAACAATTATGATGAAGAATAATGTTTTTGTTATTTTAACAGATGAAAATTATTTTTTTCGTGCAAAAAAAACCATTTCCGATTTAAGAAGCATTGGCAAATGGCATGGCGACATTGCAGTTATTTGTGTTAATTTTTATCTGCCTATTAATTTTAAACAATTTTATAATGTAACAGAGGTCCATTTCCAAGAAATTAATAAAACCTTATTGTTAGAAAAAATAAAAACAAAATTTCCCGATGGAGATGGGAGAGAACTAGAGAAGTTAAATCAATGGGAAAAATTACATGTATTTGATGAATATTTTTTAGCTTGGGAGAAAGTAATTTTTATTGATGCTGGTCTTCGAATTTTAGATTCCGTTGAACATTTATTAAACCTTGAATGCAATAATTCATTTTTAGCTCCAAACGATGCCGGGTTTGCGAATAAACCAGATAAAATATTTTCTTCTCAAATAAGTTTTGGAAACCAAGATCTTGTCAATAAATTAACAAATGAATTTGGAAATGGAATCTTAAAAGCTCAATATTTTTTGAATTGTATTTGGATTTATGACACAAAAATTTTAAATATAATTAAAAAAGATGAATTAATTGAATATATGAATAAATATCCTCTTTGCAAAACAAACGAAATGACGATCATGAACTTAGTCATACACTTCAAATATAACCTTTGGAAACAATTTCCTCATTTTGTCCCTGGAGAGAAAAAGTATTTGTTTGATTGGTGTGAATTAAACAATCCAGGAACACATTGGAAAGATTATTGTTATTTAAAATATCCTGTTACAATAAATTTTGATGATACATAATTTTTTAAAAAAGTAATTTAAAAACAAAAATGAAAATAATAGTATAATGAGAGGATATTTTGCTGCATTGTTAGTATTTCTTTTTACTTCCGTTAACGGAAACGTAGAAACTTGTAAAAGCCCCACACCAAATAATTGTGTGACTTTTTCCGTTACTCAAGGAACTGGCTGTGCATGGATGTGCAGCTATTGTGCAAATCAATTAGGAACGAATAACTATTATTTTACAGATAATGTTTGTACTTATCAGCAAGGAACTGGATGCGTTGGAAATCCGTTGGCAGGTATTTCTTACACTTGTTGTTCTGCTTAATAAAATTTCATGTATTTAAAATGTATATGAAATTTTATTCAAAAATATCGGAAGTTAATTGAATAATTTGTATATTATCATAACACCATTCGCCAATCTGCAAAGAAGAATATATATATCCTGATTTAACTTCATGTTCTTTTTTATTGACATATAAGTAACCCCGAACAAATCCATTTTCGTGTGGGTTTTCTCTCGATGTGTAGTATGTTAAAATAATATTTAATTCTACTTCATTCAGAGTACCTGTTTTTTTGACAATTGTATAATCATCATTTGAAAATAATATTGTTGATACACAGGAAAAAAGGTTTTTACTTTTCAAACCATGAAAACATCCAGTAATAGGAGGAACGCTTTCTTCAGTTTCCCAGCTTAAAACAATGTAGTGGGTAAAACTTTCCATAACTATCGAAACATAATAGGATGTCTTTAAATTTTTTACCATTTTGTTTTCTTGACACTAATTTTAGGTCCTTGCCCGCGTTTTTTAACATTTCCAGGGTCATATTTTTCATCTTCTTCGTCAGAGTGCATGTCCTTGGATAATTCCCAAAATTCCTTTGATCCTAGTTTAAAATCATTATGTGAATCTGCTTTATACCAAAATACTTGATCCTGCAATTTATTTGATTTTGCATTATTATTGATAACTAAACACTCGTAATTTTCAGTGCATTGATCCATAACTTGACAAAAGCTCTCAAAAGTTGGAAACATTCCTGCATAATTGTCAAATATGCGTTTTCTATTAGCAATATAAGGTTCTCTCAAAATAAAAACATAATCAACGTTAGTTCTCAATGTAGGAGGAATACCTAATGGATATTGCATGGTAATAATTAACATTACTTTCCAATGTCTTCCATTCATAAAAAGAAGACGCATCATTTTATCTCTTGACCATGTATTGTCATACAAACAATCGTCTAAAATAACAAAAGTTCTAGGATCAATGGTACTTCTTTTGAATGTTTCCATTTCCTTTTTAATTTGTTTCAATACCGATCTTTGTCTTTTTAAAATATTCTCAATAATTGCTGTATTATATTCATTGTGAATAAATAATTTTGGTACTAGTTTACCATAAAAACCATTACCTTCTTCTGTTCCAGATATGACAGTACCTATGGGTATATCTTGATGATAATATAATAAATCTCTCACCAAAAAACTTTTACCTGTATCACGACGTCCAATTAAAACAACAACCGGTCCTTTAGATTCATTTGGTTTAAAACTAATGGATTTCATATCAAATTTTTTTAACTCTAATGTCATTATTATTATTATTTAGAAGAATATAAATTTTTATTTTACGCAGTTTTGATCAACTTTTCTTAAAAGTAAAAATAAGTTAAAAGTTCCCAGAATTTATATAATAAGTAGCTAATAACAAATGGTAAACATCAATTATCAAAAACGGAAGAATTCCGAACTTTTTAAAACTTTAGAGTGTTATGATTTTGTTGATACACAAAACTACATTCCAATTTATAACAAATTTTTTTCACTAAACGAAACCAACTATAATAGTGTTAACCTAAATCATGACTGGTATTTAACAAATATCAAAGAAAATATTATGGACAATAAAAATTTATACAACTGCACCATTAAACATCAAACTACACAAAAAATTAAATCCAAAAACGTATTTTTCAAATTAGCCCCTTTGATTGACCCATTCAAATACTTAATTGGTAAATACAACCCAAACGATCCAAAATTATATAAATTACCTTTAATAACATCAGAACTAGACAATTTTAATAGTAAATTTATAGATCAAAATAATGCATCATATGTGGATAGTTTTTTTTCATTTTTGAATAGTAGATTAATTCACAAACATAATTTTATTCATGGCGTAGATTTTTATGGTTCTTTTTTAAGTATAAAAAATAATTTTGTTTTAAATATTTTTGATGACATTGATTATCTAAATAAATCTGATTATTTCAATAAAAATAAAAATGTTTTATTTCAAGTGGACGACTATAATTTTCTTTTTGACGAAGACGAAGAAACTCCAAAATTACCTCCTATTAAAATTGATCATACAAATAGTTTAAAGTCTAACATATCTATCAAATCTATTGATGATTCAATGTTTGAAAATGTATTTTCTGATGAAATAGTATCTCTCGAAACATTAAAAGAGAGATCATTAGATCTTGTTGATGTGAATGATTTACAAGTTCAAACAAATATAACAACTACTTTAAAATCGGGTTCTACTTGTTCTTCAAGAAGTTCATATACTGAAAATGATGATAATAGTTGTTGCGATAAAGAAGAAAATCAAAATCAAGAAGAATCGCAAGAATCTGATGATGATGATGAAAATTATGAAGATTGCGATTCTGAAAGTAATTGCAATGAAGAGAGAGTCAATGCTGTTATTCCAAAGTTTCCCGTGCAAATTATTTGCATGGAACAATGTGAAAACACATTTGATGACCTAATTTTAAATGAAGAGCTAAGTGAAATGGAATGGTATTCTGCTTTTATGCAAATTATAATGATTTTAATTACTTATCAAAAAATGTTTGCATTTACACACAATGATTTACATACAAATAATGTAATGTATAACAAAACAGAAAAAGATTTTATTTACTATTGTTATAAAAAGAAATATTACAAGGTTCCTACGTTTGGTAGAATTTTTAAGATTATTGACTTTGGTAGAAGCATTTATAAATTTGATGGAAAAACTTTTTGCAGTGATAGTTTTCAAACTGGAGGGGATGCGGCAACACAATACAATACGGAACCTTATTTTAATGATAAAAAACCAAGACTAGAGCCAAATTATAGTTTTGATATTTGTAGATTAGCATGTTCAATTTTTGACTATATGATAGAAGACTTAGAATCAGTAAAAAATTTAGATGAATGTGAACCAGTTACAAAATTAATTGTAGAATGGTGTTTGGATGATAAAGGAGTAAATTTGCTATATAAAAATGATGGATCAGACAGATATCCTGACTTTAAACTTTATAAAATGATAGCTAGGTGTGTTCATAATCATACACCTCAAGCTCAATTAGAGAGAAAGGAATTTAGTTCATTTGCAATTTCAAAAAATAAACTCCCTGAAAATGCAAAAATAATGAATATTGATGAATATCCAAGTTATGTATAATAAACTTTTAGAAAAAGTTGAGCAAAATATGTATCAACTTTTAGAAAAAGTTGAGCAAAATATGTATCAACTTTTAGAAAAAGTTGAGCAAAATATGTTATTCAACAAAAAAATAATTCTATTGTAAGTATAAATGAACGTCAACAATTATGGATTTATTATTACAAGGCATGTAAATTCAGAAAAAACAAACAAGTATTGGAATAGATGCATTAGGTGCATAAGGAAATTTTATCCGTTGAAAAAAATTGTAGTAATTGATGATAATAGTAATCAAGATTTTGTAAAAGCAGAGTTTGTATACAAGAATATTGAATTTATACAATCAGAATACCCTGGTAGAGGAGAACTTTTGCCATATTATTATTTTCATAAACATAAATTTTTTAATAATGCTGTTATTATTCATGATAGCGTTTTTTTCCATAAAAGAATCAACTTTGATGTGGTAAGATATAAAGCGATACCATTATGGCATTTTAATTCAGATAAAGAAAATGTGGACAACACAATTCGTTTGGCAAGCGTTTTAAATAATAGTTATGACGTAACAAAAAACTTAATAGATAGAGATGTAAAAGTTTTAGGATTTAAAAAGGATATGTGGTTTGGTTGTTTTGGAGGACAAAGTTATATAAATTACGATTTTCTATCAAAAATGCAAAATAAATATTCTTTATTTAATTTGTTGAGCGTTGTTACAAATAGAAGTGATAGATGTTGTTTAGAGAGAATATTAGGAATAATATTTTTTAGTAATCAAAGAAATTTATATAAGAGACAATCTTTATTAGGAAATATTATGACATATTCTGTTTGGGGTTATTCTTTTGAACAATATTGCAAATTTTTAGAAAATAACAAAGGATCTCCACTTCCGCTTGTAAAAGTATGGACCGGTAGATAAATACATTTCGTTTAATATTGTGTATATTTTAACCTATACACAATATATAAATACCACATGCAATGGTAAATAAACTGGCGGTATTTCCAGGTAAGTCAATTGAATTAACGGACGAAGAAATATTATTATTTAAAAATTTATTATTAAATATTACAGCAATTCCTTCTCAAGATCCAAATGAATTTTGCAAACAAACTAAGCAAGCTTCTCTCCTCGTTCCTGAAAGAATCCGTAATATTCTGCTTGATTTTGCAAAACATGGTTCAAAAACTGGCTATTTATTAATTAAAAATGCACCAATTAACACAAATGAAATACCAGACACACCTAAAAATAATAATTATCAGATAGGAGAGAAATTAGAAATTTCAACCATTCAGGCAATATTATTAAATGTAATAGGAGAAATAATAGCGTATGAAGCAGAGTGCAATGGACATTTATTTCAAGATATAGTTCCAAATAAATTAATGGAGAAAAATCAAACTAGTTTGGGAAGTAATATTGAATTAGAAATTCACACAGAACAAGCTTTTTCAACATTGCGCCCAGATATTTTAAGTTTATCATGTATTCGTGGGGATTTAAACGCATTTACTCATATTTTACCAGTTCAAACTATTTTAAATAATATAACAGAACGTGAGAGAAAATTGCTGGAAAACCCTCTATGGAAAACAGGCGTAGATTTATCATTTAAGTTAAATGGTCATGAATTTATTGAAGGAGATATTCGCGGACCCATGTCCATAATAAATGGAACACAAAATGACCCAATATTAATTTTTGACCAAGATTTAATGACAGGTATTACGGAAGAAGCTAATAATTTACTAAAAAAAATAATAGACATTTATTATCAAAATAAATTAAGACATAATTTGAAACCAGGTGAAATTATATTAATAGACAATAGACGCGCAGTGCATGGTAGGTCGCCATTTTTTCCAAAATACGATGGAAAAGATAGATTTTTAGTTAGATGTTTTGCAGTATTTAATTATGAAAGTACAAAATATGCAAGACCAAATGATGGTCGCGTTGTTAAAGCAATTTACAGCTAAGTATTTGGCTTTAAGTTGCTTAGAAATATATTATATTTTTGGGTTTAAAGCCCAAGTTTAAAAATCTGGGTTATCGGTAAATACCGCGGGAGCAGATCCACCTCCTTCTTGAATTGCGGGTTTTAATTGATCTAATACAAAATTACCAATCAATACGCTAAAATAAACCAACAATGTATCTCTCACCAACAATTTCAAGGGTTTACTTTCTTTATCAATAAATCGCATTTCGATAAACTTGCAGACAAAAAACACGAAAGATATCAATCCAGCAACAATAAAAATATTATCCATTTAAAATAATAAGGTAAATTCTTATTTATTATTTTACGCAATTACGGGGGAAACCCCTCTACACCCCAGCTTTGCTCAAATATGGTTTGATTTTTTGTGAAACTTTGAGCGAAGCTGTTTTGCTAGACTTTTTCAAAAGTCTAACTAGGCCAACACTTCTATATCATCTATTAACAAATCCGGCAATAATTCTACACCAGGAGGCTCAATCACATGAACATCCATTGGTCCTAAATCAACGCTTTGCTCTGAAATTTGCAATCTCTCATTTGATTCATCATCTTCAGATGACTCTAACTTTCTTTGTTCATTTCTTAAAACACTGATTTGTTCTAATACATCCACATCCTTTGGAGCATTTACTACTTCTACATTATTGTTTGAATCTTTTACTAGATCAACATTATTAAAGCTCAAACGACCAGCCTCTTGTTTTACAATTAATTCTTCCACTTTTGTATTTATTTCATTCTCTTCCTTTTCCTTTGGTGTCTCAATAAATTGCTCTTTAATTTCTTCTACAACATCTTCCTCTACACTTTCATCCATGTAGGCACGCAAAATATTTTCAACTGGAATACTCTCTCTAACAGCATTCAAAATACACTCTTGTACAATAACCTCTAATTCACGATGATTCTTTTGCATTTGAAGAGGAGGAATGTCAATTTCAAAAAGATAGACATTCTTGTATACTTTTCTTGCTACATGAATATAAGTTTTATGAATAAAATCATCCAACTTTGGAATATTTATATCAATCTTCTTTTGCTTATTACCAGCGCGCATTGCAGTCAATAATTTTAATTGAATAATGTGAACACATGTAACCAAATCTTCTAAATATCCGCAACCGCTTCTATCACAAATACGTTTTCTCTCATTTTCAATAATTGTTGGATTCCACTTAGGAATTCTTGAAACAAAATTTTGAAACGTCATCAAATACTTATCCGTCTCATTATTCTCTCTACACAATTTATGGGCTTCTTCAAAAATAGACTTAAATCCTTCAATAATTAAAGGGGTCATGATTGTTAGTAATCTTGCCCCCCATTCATTTTTTGACTCATGCAATGAACCTACATTAAAATCATCCATTTTACATAAATGAAATATTTTCTAAAGAGTAATCTAAACTTAAAAATAAAAAATTCAAAATAAACATGATTAATATTTTTTCATTTCTAAATTCTTTTCTTACTTTATTAAATGCTATTAATAATTCGTATCTTTTTTCATTTTTTAAATTTTTAAAATGGTTATGATTCTCTAGTAAATTGATAATATCTAATCCACTATACCCTTTTTCATACAATTTTGTCGAAATCTGCATCAACTTTGAATCACTCAAATTTTTACTTATTGACTTGTCTAATTCCTTCTTTAACCATTCAACTCTTTGAGTTTTTACATCATCCAATTTAAAGGTTTCTCTCAAATTATGTTTGTAAAGATTGATTGTAGATCCATTGTATGTTGGTTCGGGGACATAAATCTCGCAAAACCTTGAAAGTATTGGTTTTAACAACTTATATTTATCTTCTACAATTATAAAAAAACGCGTTGTATGACTAAATAATTCAATGCATCTACGCAGTGCCGATTGTGCGTCCATTGTCAATTTGTCCGCGTTAAGAAGCACAATGCTTTTGAAAATATCTCCGCCATTTGAATTTATATGTGTTTTCGCAAAGAATTTCAATTCTTCTCTGATAAATTTGATACCTTTACCATGTGCGCAATTAACGTACATTACAAAAGTTTTAATTCTCTCTTTATCAAAATTATAAATAGTGTTTATAAATTTATTAACAATTGTTCTTTTTCCGCTTCCAGAAGGCCCATGAAAAATTATATTTGGTATTTTATGAACTTTATAAAAGTATTCCAATTTATCGTGAATAGAAGTGTGAATGTTTAATTGCATTTTGTAGTTTCTAATATTAAAACATTATTTTTATATTAGAATAAAACGTATTTATATTTTATTTTTTGATTCATTCATAATACATTTATCTTTTATGTATTCAAATAACGTGTTGTAATAAAGTGAATAAGATAGATTAGGTGACATATCTTCTGATTTCATAGTAACTGAACAACCACCACCATTTATCATTGATACATCAAAATTTATTATTCTTCTATCTAATGCCGAATTTATTATATTTTTAATTACTTTTTCACGACGTGGTTTTACATGCAAATGCAATGAAAATTTTGACATCGGTATACCAAAGCGTTTGCACGTATCTACAATATATTCAAAGTCATTTACTTCAAGTGTACCACATGTATCTGAAAGACAAATTTCATCAATAGAGAGAGAATTATAGTACAACAACTCTTTTACTATAAAATCTTTATCAACCTTTCCACTTAAAGGACACTCGTCAATACACGAAACATATAACTTTACCCTTGGATCTATAATATTTTTATTATTTATTATTTCCAACATTTCATTAATATTTTTCTTTGTTTCATCTAGTGTTTTGTTGACATTTCTTCTTTGAAATATATTTGATACTGATGAAATGAGAGAAAAATTGGCGCAGTTTGATATTTCTAAAAGCCTGCTTAGTTTTTCCTTGTTTGGAACTAAAAGATAAATATCCGATTTATTTTCTTTATTTTCATTTTGATATTCTATTGCTTCGTCGCATAATTGCACAGAATCTTTAAAAATGGGAAATACTTTTTCTGAAACAACTGAACCTATTTCAATAGCTCTTGGATAATCGTTAAAAACTATTTCATGATATATATCTCTCTTTTTCAACAATGGATAATATTCTGGATTTGCAGTTTGTAAGCCGTCTCTGAGTGAAACGTCAAATGGTCTTGGACAATTTAACCCTTGATAAATTTTTAACCAATTATTGTTACTTTTAATTGTTGATAGAAAGATTCTATAGCTTAATAGTGACATAATATATTTGTGTATTTATATATGTTGCGTTGTTTTTATATCATATTAATAATTTATTATGCGAAACATTTATTTTATATTTACCCAAGAACTTCCATTATAATATTGTATTATTTGTGTAGTATTATTATACCTTATACATCCAGTAACCGCTGCTTGAGTTGATAAATTACTAATTGGAACCTTAAAATTTCCATTAGCGTTTAAATTACCAGTGATATCTATATTAGCACCAGCATTTATTAGTGAAGAGGACCCAGCGTAACCAGAAATTGTTAGTATATTACCAGAAGGAGCAATAATATTAGCAACATTATTTATTTTCCATCGATTACCATCGCTTGGTAGTGTTAAATTTATTGGTTGTGACATATATATTCTAAACAAAGAATTTTAAATAAATTAAAAATACGAGGGAAAACGTAAAATTACCACACCAGATCCACCATTTCCTCCAAAAGGACTACCGCCGGGACCACCACTAATAAAACCTCCTCCACCACCACCACCACCCAAACCATTTGTACCAGCAGATCCTGCTACAGCAGATCCTCCAGCACCACCACCTCCATTTCCACCAGTTCCACCTGGTCCTGCTGCACTATACGCAATTCCTCCTCCACCGCCTCCAGCATAATAAAGTGCCGTTCCAGCTGTTATATTTGGTGGATTACTACCTGAACCACCAGCTCCACCTGAATTTGCCCCACCACCAGGATAACCATTTCCCGCATTTCCACCATTTCCAACAGCACCACCACCACCACCACCTGCATAACCACCACCCAAAACACCCGCTCCACCAGCGTTTCCTTGACTTGGTGTTGTTGCTGGAGTATTACCTGCTGCTCCTGCTGGACTTAAACTGCCTTCACCATCATTACCACCACCACCAGATCCTCCGGCTGTAGGCAATGCTAAATAGCCTCCTCCACCTCCTCCTCCTGCGGTAACTATTGTACTAAATTGACTGCTTGCACCAGAACCACCAACTCCTCCATCACCACTAGTTCCTGCAACACCTCCCGCACCAACTTGAACGTTATATGGTACACCAGAAGTAATAGACGTTGAACCAGTCAATAAACCACCAGCACCTCCACCGGCTCCAGCACGTCCACCTCCAGCTCCTCCGCCAGCGACTACTAAATATGTTAAAGATCCAGTAAAATTTGTAGAAACTGAACCAGTAATAGTTGTTCCTGGAGTAGTTGCACTATTCCATTTAAAAGTATAAATTGTAAATCCACCAGTAACAGGAGAGCTTATAAGAGCATTACTTGAATTGGCATATGTTAATACATAATTATTTGATAAATCAAGAGATAATATTGTTAATTTTGCTAATGTTGTGTTGAAAGCAATCCATTGGGTCCCATTACTATATTCAAGACCAATTGTAGTGGGATTGTAACGTATTGATCCAGCAGAGGCTATAGTAGCAACATTTGATATTGGTGGCAAGAAATATGCGCTTACAAATAAATTTCCTGAAACATCAATTGTTTGACCTAAATTTAATAATGAAGCAGAACCGCTTATAACAATTGAGTTTCCTGTGGAAGAATTAATATTTTGTACATTATTTATTATCCATTGATTTCCATCGCTAATTTGTGTATAATTTAAAGACATGATATATATTTATACAAGAATTTTAACTAAACATACGATGGAATTCTTAAAATTACTACTCCGGACCCTCCATTTGCTCCATAATTCTGTGGTACACTTTCTCCTAGAAAACCTCCGCCGCCGCCACCGCCTCCTAAACCATTGGTCCCGGCGATTGGTGATGTCGCAGGTACAGCCGGACTTGATCCAGGACCAACGTTTGGTCCAGATGCTCCAGCACCTCCACCTCCATTTCCTCCAGTTCCTCCTGGTCCGCCATAAGTTAAATATGCAATTCCTCCTCCACCACCACCAGCATAATAAACTGCTGAACCAGCTGTTATATTTGGTGGGGCGCTACCTACACCACCCGCTCCACCTGACGTTGCGCCTAATCCCGGACCATATGGTGCACTTGCAGTACCAACAGCATTTCCTCCAACTGCCCCCGCACCACCACCACCACCACCTGCAAATCCACCACCAAAAACGCCATATCCGCCAGCATTGCCCTGACCCGGTGTTCCTGCCGCTCCAGCGGGACTTCCAGGACCTCCGCCACTTACCTCACCATCGTAACCTCCTCCACCGGATCCTCCCGTTGTTGGTAGTGATGGCCCAGTATAACTTCCACCACCGCCGCCTCCAGCAGCCGTTACTACATTAAATATGCTACTTGTACCAGGACCACCAACGCTTCCATTTCCACTTGTACCTGCAAGACCTCCCTGTCCGACTTGAACATTATATGGTGTACCAGAAGTAACAGATGTAGTTCCAGTCAATAAACCCCCAGCACCTCCACCGCCGCCCGCACGACCACCTCCTGCTCCACCTCCCGCAACTACTAAATAAGTTATTGTACTTGCAAAATTTGGAGTTATTGTACCAGAAATAGTTGTTCCGGGAGTGGTTGCGCTATTCCATTTAAAAGTATAAATTGTAAAACCATTTGCTTGTGCTGAAGGTGAAGAAGCGTTGGTTGAGTCAGCATATGATATAGTGTAGTAACTTGTTAATCCAGCAGAAATTGTTAAGCTTGTAACTTGTGCCGTTGCATTTTGCCACGAAGTCCCATTAAAAAATTGTATAGAAGACGTGGTTGTATTAAATCGTATAGAACCTGTAGCAGCTCCGGCTGTTGAACTTGATAATGGAAGTTTAAAAAGGCCGTTTACGTTTAAATTTCCTGATACATCAATATTTAATGCTGCGTTAATTGCTGCTGGGGAATTATTTGCACTTATTACAATTGCATTTCCCGAAGGAGAAATTATATTTTGCACATTGTTAAATTTCCAATTATTACCATCATATGGTTGTGTTAAATTTCTTGGTTGTGTTGCCATTTATTTTATATACATAATAAATATAAAATAAAAAATAAACTATTAACCTACATAAGTCATTGTAGCGCTTCCATTTCCTCCATATACAATTACTGATTGACCTCCGGTTCCTCCAGCGCCACCTGTTGCACCAAGGCCAGTTGTAGTAGATCCTCCTGTAACAACGGATGAGTTAAAATAGCCAGAACCACCACCACCGCCAGATCCATTACTATCTGGACTTCCCCCACCTCCTCCAAAATATCCACCACCGCCGCCACCACCACCACCAGTTGTATCACTACCTGAACATGTACCACCTTGTAGTGCTGTGCCAGGATTTGAACCAGCAGGAGAGCTTCCTCCGGCTATTTGAGTTCCTCCTCCACCTCCATTCAAAGTTCCATTTGCGCCTGCATTTCCAGATAATCCTCCACCATTACCACCTGATGGTGGACCATTGGTTTCCCATGACCCCCCTCCTCCACCACCAGCAATCATAATGGCATTTCCTTGTGATACGCTATTAATAAATAAACCTGTGTATCCTCCTCCTTGTCCACCAGCCCCGCCAGGACCTACATTTCCAGCTCCACCAGCCCCAACCGAAGGTATAAATGACCCAGAACCTATCACAACAAAAGCTCCCCCACCACCAACAACCAAATAATATGTTGTTCCAGACACTAAAGTATATGTTCCTATTGTTTGACCACCATTTCCTCCTATAGTAGGACCGCCACCAGCACCAGCATTACCCCCTCCGCCTCCTCCTGCGCCATTTAAAACAAAAGACGCTGTTATTGTTCCGGTTGTTGTTATTAAATACGTATTATTTGGAACTGAAGCGCTCTGATAAGGCGTTGTACTTGTACCATAGAAAGAATTAGTATTTTGATTTCCTACAGCAATATATTGAAATGTAAAATTGAATCCAGGTTGCCAAAGACTGGTTAAAACAATACCATTTCCTCCATTTGGATTAGGAATGGTAATTGAAATTGTTGCTGAAGAGCCAGTAATCCAATTTGTTCCATTGTAAAATTCCATTGCAGAATTGGTTGTGTTATATCGCATATATCCTTGCACACCATAAGGTCTTGTTAAAGTATTTCCTATTGGTACTTTTAAATTACCATTCAAATTTAAGTTTCCAGAAATATCAATATTTCCAAAATTAAAATTTATAACTGATGGTGCTGCATTTCCTGAAACCACTAATATATTTCCATAACCACTTGAAATTGTATTTACATTATTTGCTGTCCATAAGTTTCCAATTATTGGGGATGTTAAATTTGCAATTGTTGTCATTTTACTAAAGAGAAATATTACTTTTTTATAAATTTTTACAAAAGTAATATTTTATGCATAAAAGGCAAGAGTTGCAGAACCATTTGTACCTGGATTCGTGCCAGTACCTCCAGAGCTTCCACCGCCAGTTGTCTGTGAAGCTGAAAAAACCGAACTATTTATGAAACCAGATCCTCCTCCGCCACCTGATCCAGGATTGTTACCTGTTCCACCTCCACCGCCATAATACCCACCGCCACCACCACCCCCCCCACCACCATCTCCTGAAGTGGAGCAACCACCTCCTTGTAATACAACTCCTGCTAGAGCACTTGGTATGCCACCTGCTCCTCCAGAACCTAAATATGATCCTAAACCATTCCAACTTCCTCCTGCACCTCCAGGATCCGCCGCGGCCGCACCGGCTCCACCCGAAAACCCACCTCCAGCTCCACCGGCGCGTTCTTCATACGAAGCACCTCCTCCTCCACCAGCAATTAATAAAGAATTAACATTGCTACCAGATGTAACCGATGTTAATGTTGCAGACCCAAGTGTAATTGATCCTAAAAATAATCCAGTAAATCCACCACCTTGTCCTCCATACCCAAGTGTTCCAGTTAATCCGCCACCTCCAATAGGAACATTAGAATTTCCTGTCTCGGGTGGTACAGGAGCACCACCTTGGCCAACTAATAAATAATAAGTTACATTAGGAAGAAGTTGGACGATTCCGGTTGTTCTTCCACCAGCACCCCCACTTGCGCTTCCATTGTATCCCCCTGCACCTCCCGCACCATTCAAGGTAAATGTAGCTAAAGATGGTGTTGAAACTTTTATTGTAGATGTACTATTATTTGACGCACTAAAAGTAAAAGTATTTGTAAACCCACTAGTCCAAGTGGATGTAGTTGCAGATCCTCCTGGAGGCGTAATAGTTATTGTTCTTGTTAACGTTGGATTTGTTGTACTCGATGTTAAACTTGCCCAAATACTACCATTGTAATATTCTGGAAGTAAAGTTGTTGTATTAAATCGAAAATAGCCTTGAACACCAAAAGGTCGATTTGCAGTAGATCCATTCGGTAAAATCATATTGCCATTGGCATTTAAATTTCCTGATACATCAATATTTGTTCCTAAATTCATTACAGATAAAGAAGTGTTTCCAGAAATAGTTAATGTATTACCAGGAGGACCGCTAATTGTTTTTATATTGTTAAAATTCCATAAAGTGCCTGGATTTACAGATGTTAAATTTATATTATTAGACATTATTAATAATAATAAATATTTATTTTTAAAAAATTATACATAAGTAGTGAAAGAAAGTATAACAATTCCTGATCCACCTACTCCGGGATACCAATTGTCATCTCCTCTTTTTCCTCCTCCACCTCCTCCAAGCCCGCAGGTTCCGTCTTGATTATATTGGCCAGCCGGTCCCGTTCCTCCCGTTCCAGGATTAAATGCTTCTCCTATGCCTCCACCTCCTGTTCCACCTGTTCCAGCAGGTAAATTATCACCACCGCCCCCTCCACCACCTCCAAATGTGTTTGAAGTAAATGTAGTTGTTCCACTTGGATAAGCACTAATTGAAACTGAATAACTAATTCCAGTTGGAATTATTAACCCATTTGCTGCATTTTTTGATCCAGCAAATGCAACTGATGTACCCGCACCACCTCCGCCTTGTGCAGGATTAGCTCCATAACTTTGACTAATTCCTCCTGAATTTTTTTGAGGAAATCCATTACTTCCACCATAACCCGTATATGCACTAGACGGAGTCCCTGGGTAAACAGCTCCTCTTCCGCCAGCGCCACCACCCGCAACAATTCCAAAAACTGATGAATAACCACCCGGACCTCCATCGCAACCAACAGTAGCACCGCCAGAAAAATTATTGAATGTATTTCCACCGGCACCAACAACTACTGGATAAAAGGTTCCGCTAGTTACTATTGAATTTCCCGTGGTAACACCCCCTCCACCACCTCCTCCACCATAACAAACGCCCGAGGTTCCATTAGCGGCACCACCTCCTCCACCAACAATAATATAAAAGATAGGACCAGAAAAATTTGGCACAATAGTTCCAGATCCTCCTGGTGCTGCTACACCAGTACTATTTAATGACAATGAACTCGGTGATCCAGTATTAGTAACTGAAATTCTTGAATAACTTGTAGTTCCAGTAATAGAATAATATGTTGTACCACCAACAATTGGAGTTGCTGAAGTAGTTAAATTGGGGTACAAATAAAATGGTCCTGTATTAGTAATTCCAGATATTGTTAAACTAGCCAAAGTTGATCCCGTGGTTAAAATATTTTGCCATGTAGATCCATTATTATATTCAAAGTTTCCCGTAGTTGTGTTATATTGCATATAATAATTATTTGGCCCGGGGCGATTTGCTGTTGTATTTACAGGAATCTTAAAATTTCCGTTCATATAAATGTTTCCAGAGACATCAATATTATTACCTAAATTTAAGACAGAATTAGAGAGATTCCCAGAAATTACAAGTTTATTTCCAGGAGCAGACTGAATTTTTGTTATATTCCACATATTCCATGTTTTACCGCCACTTGTAGATAATAAATTTAAATTGTTCGACATTTTATATATTCATAGTATTATTAAAAATTTAATTTATTTTCTTATTTTTTTAAATAAAATAAATTAACTAACATATGTCATTGTTGCACTTCCATTTGCACCATAAGTAACTACATTTTGTCCACCAGGCATACCAACTCCTCCTGCTGATCCAGCACCAGCCGTTGTGGTTCCACTGATTACCGATGGACTAAGATAACCAGAACCTCCTCCACCACCAGAACCATTTCCATCCCCACTTCCTCCGCCTCCGCCATAATATCCACCACCACCACCTCCGCCACCATTAGTATCACTACCACCAGATGAACCACCTTGCAACGCTAGACCAGGATTTGAAGCAGACCCGGATCCTCCAGCAGTTTGAGTTCCACCGCCTCCACCAATTGTAGTCGGTGCTGGTGCGGGGTTTGGTGTTCCATTGGCACCAGCATTTCCTGATAATCCTCCTCCTGCGCCACCGGATGGCGTTGATGGATTTACTTCCCAAGATCCACCACCACCACCACCAGCCATCATAATAGCATTTGCTTGACTAATACTATTTGCAAATAATCCAGTATATCCTCCGCCTTGACCTCCATACCCACTTGTACCAACATTTCCACCTCCACCCGCCCCAACAGAAGGTTGTCCTCCACCATCTCTCACAAAAGCACCTCCAGCACCAACTAATAAATAATATGTTGTTCCAGCAACTAAAGTATACGAACCAATTGTTTGACCTCCATTTCCACCAATTGTTGGATTTGTAACTGAACCATTAGCGTTAGATCCACCACCACCACCCGCTCCATTTAATACAAAGTTAGCAACTATTGTTCCATTTGTTGTTATTGTATAATACGTTGAATTTGCTGGAGTAATATAAGAAAATGTATATGTAAAACCAGGTTGCCATAAAGTATTTAAAACTAAACCATTTGGATTTGTAATTGTGACAACGGCAGTTATTAAATTTAACCAAGCTGTTCCATTAAAAAATTGCATAAATGAATTTGTTGTATTATATCGCAAATATCCTTGAACCCCTGCAGGTCTCGTTGAAAGGTTACCAACTGGTACTTTTAAATTTCCGTTTAAATTCAAGTTTCCTGAAATGTCTAGATTTGATCCGTTAAAATTTAAAACCGAAGGAGCTAAATAACCCGAAACTACTAATGAATTTCCTATTGGGCTGGTAATACTATTCACATTATTTAAATTCCAATAATTTGTGTATATGGGAGATGTTAAATTTAAATTTTTAGACATGTTTACTTAATATATACATATTTTATTTGTTTAATTAACAAAAGCCAATGTTGCACTTCCATTAGTTCCATTTGTTTTTCCAGGACCTCCAGCTGCTCCTGTACCTGTTGTTGTTGTTGGTGACTCAACTGCCGTACTAAAAAACCCGCACCCACCACCTCCACCAGTACCAGATGGGGTATTTTGTCCTGTTCCACCTCCACCGCCATAATAGCCACCGCCACCACCGCCTCCACCACCTAAATCTCCAGAATTGCCCATACTACCACCTTGCATTGCAGCTCCAGGTAAAGATCCAGGACCTGGACCTCCTGGATTTGGTATCCCGTATGCCGCTCCTCCTGCACCACCTATTGTTCCAATTCCATTCCAAATTCCCCCGCCACCTCCAGGTTGTGTTCCCGGAGATTCTTGAGGAGCCGCATTTCCACCTACTATACCGCCACCATTTCCACCTATAGTTGTGCCAAAAGTTTCTGCACATCCGCCTCCCCCACCTCCAGCCATCATAATAGCATTACTATTATTTCCTGCAGTAACCGAAGTTGTAGTTGCACTTCCAAGAGTAATTGGACCTAAAAATAATCCTGTAAATCCACCTCCTTGACCAGCGTATCCTAAATATCCGGTTAATCCTCCACCACCAATAGGAACATTTGTGTTAGTTGTTTCCGGTGGAACACTAGTACCACCTTGACCTACAAGCAAATAATAAGTATTACCAGGAGTCATTACAAAAGTGCCTATCGTTTTTCCACCACTTCCTCCAGCCGAAGGTGTAACTCCATTTTGATTTCCTCCTCCTCCACCAGCACCATTTAATGTAAATAAACCCGTGCAAGGACCTGTTACTGTTATAGTGTAAGTACTATTATTTGTATTCACAAAACTAAATGTGTATGTTGTAAAACTGCTGTTCCATGTGTATGTTGTTGCTACTCCATTTGGATTTGTAATTGTTATTGTAGGCGCCGTTGGAGTCAAAGATGTTACTAAATTTAGCCATGTATTACCATTATAATATTCAATTAAAGTTTGATTTGTATTAAAACGAAAAAAACCTTGAGCTGGTATTGGACGATTTGCAGTTGTACCATATGGCAGTTTTAAATTTCCATTTGAGTATAAATTTCCAGAAGCGTCAATATTACTTCCTAAATTTATTACTGATGGCGAAGCATTGCCGTAAATTACCATTTTATTATTTAATGGTCCAATTACATTTACAGCATTATATATATTCCATGAGTTGCCCGGGAAAGGAGAACTTCCATTTAAAGTATTTGACATATTTATTAAATATAAAGATTAGAAATAAGTATTAAAAGAAACGATAATAACACCCGAACCACCCATTCCAGCGTAAAAATTATCATCACCTCTTTTACCGCCTCCTCCTCCACCCAAACCTGGTACACCATTCATCAACGATTGATTTGCAGAAGAATAATTTAATTCTCCTCGTCCTCCACCTCCTAAACCTCCCAATCCATAAGTTATTTGATCAAAAGGCGCGTCCCCTGCAGACCCTCCTCCTCCCCCAAAATAATTCGTAGTAAATGTCCCTGATGTATTAGTTATTGAATATGCAATAGTTGTTTGATATCCATTAGTTCCATTGCTTGCTGAAAAATTGCCAGAATTTGAATTAGAATAAACAACAGAACCGCTCGCCCCTGCTCCACCTTGACCTGGGTTACCCAAGTTTGGCAAAGGTTTAATATTGTAACCTATATAAACACCGCCTGCAAAACGTTCTGGAAATCCACAACTTCCACCAAATCCATAAGTTAAACCATCACCACCGACTCCTCCCGTTGCGGTAACCCCAAAGGCGTATGAATTTCCTCCATTTCCACCACTTAATGATGAAATAAAACTGCTTCCGCCATTTCCTACTCCCACAAAATAACTTGTTCCTGAATTAACAATTGTATTTCCGGTGGCTACACCTCCTCCTCCACCGCCCCCTCCAAAACATATTGTTGGTGTGCCTGCACCCCCAGCACCACCTCCACCAACAATAATATAAAAAATAGACCCTGTAAAATTAGGAACAATAATTCCACTTCCTCCTTGTGCTGCCGTTCCAGAATTTACCACAAAACTTGTATTACCTGTTATAGAATAATATGTAGTTCCTCCGGAAACAGGAGTTCCAGAACTCGCTCCGCCTGAAGTTAAATAAAACGGACCAGTATAAGTTATTCCTGTTATTGTTAAACTGGCTAATGAATTAACAGATTCAGGTGCCGTTAATAAATTTACCCATGCAGTTCCATTATAAGATTCTAAATTCAGACTTGTAATATTATATCGTAAATAATAATTGTTCGTTCCTACAATTCCTGGTCTATTTGCAGTTGTATCGACAGGAATTTTAAAATTATTATTGGCAAATAAGTTGCCTGAAACATCTATATTATTTCCTAGATTTATTACAGAATTTGATGCTAATCCTGAAACACTCATAGTATTTCCATTCGCGCCGTGTATTTTTACAATATTCCAAAAATTCCATTTATTACTGGTACTTGTTGATGTTAAATTTAAACTTGTCATGATTTATATATTGTATAAAATTATATTTATTTTATATTTTTTGTATAAAATAAAGTTATTGGTTTAAAATTTATGTTTGGTATGTATTTCCGTCAATATAATAATTTGTTCCGTCATATGTTACATTTAATATTGCCCATTTATTTGAAGGTATTGATAAAGAACCTGTAAAACTAAAATGGTATGTTGATGTATTATTTGCTGTAATTGTTGACGCAAGATTACCATTATATACAATAAGAGTCATTTTGGCATACGCAGCAATTCCGCTCAAATTAAATGATGTTATAGCTGATCCTCCTACAAGAGATATTGTTCCAGTAGTAAAATAATTACTACCTCCAGGAGCATTATAAGTAAGAACAGATGTCGTTGAAGATCCGGACCCCGTTGTTGTGGGTCCTGGGCCAGTTGGACCCGTTAAACCTACGTTGGCGATAGTTCCAGAACCCAACATTTCTTGTAAAAATATACAATTTCCCGCCGATCCCAAAACTCCTAGACCAGATGAACCCGCTAAATTTCCAGATCCATCAACAACTGTAAAGAACAACTGATATTTTTGTGAAGTTGTTGTTGCAGGACTATCAATCATATTTGCGGTATAAATATTGTATAAAAGACCAACCCCGTTTCCACTTCCTAAAAGTGTATCTTGACTAATAGTTGTATAACTTGAATATGCTGGTCCTGGTGCGCGTTTAATTGTCATTGTTAAATATGTATTTGCCGCATAACTTGTTTGATATTTAACTTTAAAATTAACTAAAATATTACTCGCTATGTTTTGAGGTGTAATTATTGAATTATAATCAGTTGCAGTTTGCTCGGTGGTTAATGTTGTTAAATAATTTGACGTCGTCAAATTTTTATTAAATTGATATTGAATTACGACACCAGATGGAGCTCCCGTTGGTCCAGTAGGTCCTGTAGCTCCAAAAGATCCAGGGGCATTTGAACTACCCGCAGCATACTCTTCCAAAATAATACAATTTGAAGCACTACTTGTTCCAGTTCCAGTTCCACCGATTAAACCAACTGAACTAGATGTTGAATTCTCTAGTTGATAAAATACATAGTAAGTTACTTGTGAAGTTGTGTTAGGATTGTGCATAAAATTAAAAGTATAACCTGCGGTCAATGGTCCACTTGCATTATTTGTTCCATTTAAAATATCTTGACCTAATAAGCTGTAACCAGTTACTCCGCTTATTGCATAAACAACACCAATTGTCAATCTGGTTCCAAAACTAGGACTCGCTTGATATTGAATTCTGATTTGAACTTTAATATTACTTGTGTTACTTTTTGGTATAATTGATGCAAAATATCCGTATGGGTTTATACCAGCATTGTAACAATAACCATTTGTAGTATTTATTCCAATTGTACTACCAAAAGGTGCTACCGCAGCTGGAGATGTAGTTAGATAATCTGTAAAAGAACCAGCTGATTGCAAGTTTGTCTTATAAACGTATTGCAATATTAATCCACCAGGGCCCGTTGGACCTGTTATACCTGTAGGTCCTGTTGACCCGGTTGGACCTGTGGGACCTGTTCCAAGAGGTCCAGTTACACCAGTATAGCCCGTATTACCATTGAAACCGGTTGGACCAGTTTGTCCAAACGCTCCTGCTCCAGAACCAACTGAAGAATATTCTTCTAATAAAATGCAATTTGCTGAACTATTTGCTGTACTATTGCCCACTAAACCCAGTGGATTTGCAGGTGCACCGCCAGGTGTTTCTAATTGGAAAAAGAGAATATATGTTACCGGTATAGTAACACCAGGTGAGTGCATGTAATTAAAAGTATAAATATCTGTTAATGGTCCGCTTGCGCTGGCAGTGCCAATCAATTTATCTTGTGCTAAAAAATTGTAAGTACTTAAGTTTGTTGTCCAAACAACACCAAGTGTTAAACGTGTAGTGTAAACGTCGCTTGCTTTGTATTGTATTCTAAATTGAACTTTAATGTTGTTCGTAGATCTTGTAGGTGTAATTGTGGCAAAATATTGATTATTATATCCACTATAACAATTGCCTGGAGTTACGGGTAAATTTGTGAAAGCTGGCCCCGTGGCTCCTGTAGTCACTAGTTGGTCTAAAAAACCGGCTGTTTTATATGTATAATTCACTAATATTCCTGGCGCACCAGTTGGACCAGTAACTCCTGCTCCAGTAGGACCTTGTATACCAGTTGGGCCAGTTAAACCAGTTGCTCCAGTTCCTATAGCTCCCGTTGCACCAGTCGAACCCTGATTTGCTGTACCAGAACCCAAATATTCTTCTAAAATAATACAATCTGCAGAATTTGTACCAATTATACCATATGCTATTGACGCTGTTCCGGTTGCATTAATTTGATAAAATAGGGAATATGTTACTCTTGTATTTGCTGGTAAAAGTAAAGGTCCATGAATATAGTTAAATGTTAAAACACTAATTAATGGTGCAGCTGAGTTACCAGTTCCCAATAATGTATCTTGGCCTAATAATGTATAACTTGTACCTCCATTTGTTGTGTATGCAACACCAATATTTAATGACTCGCCTGCTGCATTTGAGCACTTGTATTTTACTTTGAATGTAACTTTTATAAAACTATTTCCACTTTGTGGAGTAATGCTTAATGTGTAACCTCCTGGGTTATCAGCGACGCCAAGACCATAACCTAAAACAG